AGTCTTTGAAGAAAGCTTGGCTCATCCTCGTCAGGTTCTTTTTCAGGCTTAGGATCTTCTTCTCCATCCCTTCTATCTACAGAATCTTCTTGGGTTAAGCTGTCATAAAAAGCTAATGAATTTGCTTTGTCTTCGTTTTCTTTTGTCCAAGTAAATCCGCTTGGGCTAGATGCAGTGTTTCTTGCTACAGCAAGCTTCTTTCCTATTTCTACAAACTCTGGATTGTTAATAAGATCAGAAGCATTTATAGAATCTTTTCCTTGGAATATTCTGTCTAAGTAAGACTCAGATCTTCCTGTTATATCATTAACTAGTCCTTCAGGCCTGACAATAACTTCATTACCACTTTGCAATTGATTTAATATATTATTTTGAGCAAGATTAAGGCTTACATTAGTTACATCTCTAAGCGCATTATTGACCATGTTTTCGCCGCCGCTTAAAAAATCTCTTTGCGACTTAGCATTGTAAGCGTCATACCAGTTTCCAGCAGCACTACCTACGCTAGAAGCTCCTGGATTTTGTAAGGTATCAACTTGAAAGGATCTTGTGAATTCATCTTGATCAGCTAGACCACCAGACTCTGAATCAGCGTATGTTACATTAATATCTTTTCCATCTTTTTCAATTGATGTGATTTCGTTTGAAGGTATTCGTATCCAATCAAGCCCTTTTCTTGCATTATTAGCATCTAATTGATCAATCAATTGCTGATCGCTACGAATAGAGCCAACTTCTCCGCCAAAGTATTGATTAGGCAATCGTGTTGTTAATTCGCTAGTAGGTGAATGAGTAAATATATTTTTAAGTCCGGCGATACCTTGAGCAGCGACACTAGGATCAAACTGATAACCCATGATCGGACTGTTTATAAATGGTATTTTAGGAGCCATCTAACACTTCCATCGGCGTCTTGCTTGACGCAATCTAGAGTTTGGATTTCTTGCTGCCTTCGGAAACTTTTTCATCTGTCCGGCAGATCGAGCGCAGTATGACTTTCTTCTAGCCGCTCTCTTGCCTGTAGGCTTACTCTCAGTAACAGCGGTCTGCAATCTACTACCAGGATTAGCGCGTCTGTGCGCCCTAACCCCAGCCTCTGTCATGCCAGCGCCATCTTTAGTTTTACGGTAATTAGGATTACTACCAGAAGTAGTTCGTCTAATAGGTCTGCCTCGATTTTTCTTAGCAGCACCGCCTACTCTAAAGTTTTGTACATGACGCTTAAACATCAAGAGTACCTTGTCTTCTTTCTTCTATCGGGCATCACAGACCCGCAACCCCGATGATTTCTTTTGGTAAAAAATCCACCATCTTTTGCTGTCCTGTACTGCTTGGTCTTATCAGCAATTTTCTTAGGCTGCGATGAAAACTGTTTACCGGCTATTGTATCTTTTCTTTTTGCTCTTGTTGTTGCCGCATACTCTTGGCTTGATAGTGCTTGTCTTGCCTTCTTTGGCAAGTATCGCTCACCTGTAGCATCAGGCCCCTGTGTTGACGGCTTGCCAGACTTGGTTCCCCAGTCTTGCTTACTCCATTGAGAGAGCTTATTAGTCGAATTTTTCTTTGGACCCGAGTAAGTACCGCCCGAATCTTTGTAATATTTTACAGCAAGTTGCATCGCCCGAGCAGAGTGTTTACCACCCATCTTAGCCTTAGCTCTAGACTTAGCTGCTGCCCACTTTTTTGGGTCTCTTTTAGTTGCTGTGCCTATCATTAGTTTATCTTAGTCACTGGTCTTTTGTTAGGCAACATGTTAGAGAAGCCTCTTGGCTTGACATATCTTACTGTCGGCTTCGTTCTTTTTGTCTTTATACTATTCATTAATCAATCTCAACAGTTATAGAACCATTGGTTATAACTTGTACCGATCCAACACCTGTTGATCCTTGCAAGCCAGCAGTCGATGGTGTCGATATATTTACAAACTCATTGCCAGTATAGACTTGAAGCGCCTCTATGCTGAGATTCCAGATGATATCTCCAGCTTTAAATTGAAGCTGAGATAACCTTTCGTTGGTAAATTGTGGCGTTGAACTAGGATCAAAAGCATTTAGGTTTAGTTCTAAAAGCCTAATTGTTTTGTTAAATATATCAGGCGTCACACCTTGCGGACCCGAAATTGGCAAAGCCGTGTTTAATATCTTTGCCATTATCTGCGCCCATTAGGTTGTATATCTAGCCGTGTGCCTCCAATCCTAAACCCTACATCTATTCTTTCCGAACTCGTACCATCGTCATCAGATTCAAAACGAATAGAAGCTTGTCGCGCTCTTGCACGCATATCTATTTTGCTTGTTGTGCTTGTAAAAGAAGTTGTTTGATCTGTGGTAAAGCTATTTCCTGGATAGTTTCTGGTTTTAATCTGAACGTTTATTGTTTGATCAGACCCAGATCCCTGAAACTTAACGTCAGGAATAAAGCGTTTTATAAACTGAAACTCTTCGCCGTCCCCTATGTCAAAGTCTGCGCTTTGCACATATACGTTATCCATTGGCTGACCATCGTTGTTATATCCGACCTCATGGCTGTACAGATAAGGTGTGTCACTATACTTACCGGCAGCAATAGGTTGAGAGAATATACCCTCGTCAAGCCAAGCAGTTCTAGAAAGCTGGCCAATTGACCATGTGTTTTCAACATAGTTAAAGAATACATAACGATTAATGACTGTTTGACCAGAACTACAATAAAACCAACCAACTTCGTCAAACTGCTTATTGAGTATGCCAAACACTTGGAACGCTTGACCTTCCTCAAAGTCATCAAAGACGTAGGAATGAACTGTGCATGGGACAGGTGAGACAGATCCGTTATAAGTATAAAAACCTTTTCTATCCATCCAGAATATGCCGGATGGTGAATTAACAATAGCGTTAGGACCAATCAAGCTGACACCTTCGTTAACTAGATTCAGGCCAAAGGTTAAAGGTGGCCCTATAAACTGAAGGCTATATAGCGCAACATCGGTCCATATCAACGTTTCTTGTCGAGCCCTTATTGCACCAATAATCTCTGATCCAGCCGAGCATCGAAGAGAGCCAGCAGTATTAGTAGACGTTGGCTCCCAATCAAATATGTTTTCTTGATCTGAAAAAGCAACAAGCAACGGATCTATTAAGCCAGATCTAACGCCATTCTCGATAGGATCTGCACCCAGTACAATTGCATGCCGGTCAATGTCAGATACTATTACTTGTAGTCCTTTAGTTGGGGCTAAATTTGATCCAATTAAAGAACTTAAAGCCACCGCCCTAGTGTTAAGACCGTCTGATTTATCCCAATAATAAACACCACCGGCTCGAGGATTTGATAATAAATCTTCACCGAAGTTGTCCATAGACCAAAGTCTAAGCTGATTAGCATCATTAAGAGAGCTTGTTGACCCCCAGGTGCCGGACCCCCATCCGCCAACACCCCAGCCAGTCCCGTCTACAAATACATCAAGGCCGCTTGTTATCTGATAGGCGGCTACAGTTGAGGCGCCTCCGTTGCCGGTATCGCTAGAGTTGGCTGTAACCGTATCGCCATTTGTATCTTTTGCAATAATCGTGTAAGTGTTAGAAGTCGGTACGGATTGTATTTGATATTCTTGATTTAACACTGTTGCAGTAATGTTTCCACCTAAAGAGACTGCATCGGTATATGTAACAAAATCACCTACGTTAGACCCATTACCAGAGTCTGTGACAGTAATCGTAGAAGATCCATCAGTTGCTGCAAAAGTAGCCGCACCGGCTGCACTGGTGCGTCTTATGGGCGTTACATCGTTATATGAAGAACCTTCCTGGATGTACAGCTTGTATCGAGTTCCTAACCCAAGGAGTTTTGTACCGTCTAGGTCAACCCAAGCATGTAGTTTTCTACCCGTTCCTTCATAAGAAGAAGATATGTATTTTTCCCAACCGCCTATCTTTTCTGCAAACCCTTTTCTAAAACGAACAAGGTTGCCATCAAACCAACCACCCTCTGCGGTATAGCTTGTTCCTTGCTTGTTTATACCTGGGTTAAATAAAAATTTTTGTAAAGGCATTTTATCGTACCTGATATTCCCCAGAGCTAATCATCTGGCAAATTTCTAATGATCGGTCACCTACTTGCTCTGCCCAGCGGCTACGATAGAACTCTTGTCCAGCCTCTTCGTAGTTACCATCAGCCATGTGCCCCAAGGCTTTAACAAACTTGCGTAACTTGGTCTGACCAATATTAAATGACAGGTCTATTAAGGCTTCTTGACGCACGCTATCTAGCTTTGAGAACCACTCGTATTCAATCGTCAACTCTTCACGACAACGTTTTATGTCGTTATTCAACAAATAATCTATTTCGTCCTCAGAAAGACCAAGGCCAGATTCTGATATGTTCCTACCAACACCAATAGTTTCGTAACCCGCAGAGCACATATAGACCTTATCTCTAACGCCTTCGTGCCGCTTTAACATGTTTACTAGTCTATTCATTATTCGTGCTTGTGTGATGCGCCATAGTAGAAACTGATAATAGATGAGACGATACCGCCCAAATACCCAA